TGAGCATACGTGCGTGGGCAAACACAGCCAGCCATCGGTCCGAAGGGCTAACACCTCTTTACACACACCCGCCCATTGAACGCACCCTCACCGACGAGGTCATCGCTGACCTGTGGCACCAGAACGGCGGGTTCCACCACCACTTCGCTCGGGCGGTGGAGCGGTATCTGAAGGGGGAGGAATGAAAAACAGCTACCGCATGCTCATGTACTTCGGCATGCTTGTGTTTGACATCTTTGTCCTTACTGGCACTGCTTGGCTGGTGGCAGAGCGCGGGTGGTCTGGGTGGTGGTTTGCGCTTACCGTGCTGTTGTGTTTTGGGTCTTCACCCAAGAACTTTTTTCCAACGCAGGAGAAGCAATGAAGTTCGTCAAAGAACACTCCGCCGCTGTGCTGGACTTCTGTTACCGCCTACGCACCATGAAAGAGATCCGTCAGCACTTTCATCAGTGGCCCGACAAGGCCCGCTATGCGGTGCACAACTTGGTCAAAAAGGGGTGCCTTGTAAACATGGTGCCCGGTGCCAAGCGTGGGCTATATCTAACCAAGAGCAAGCCACCTGTGCTGCGAGTAAAGCCCAAGGCAGTCAAGGCTGTGCCTGTACGCAAGCCGGTGGCAAATAGTGTGTGGCAACTAGGAGCGATATGAACATCAACGACGACGGCGCGGAGATCGACCGCGCAGAGAATGTAGAACTCTACGGCGACTGGATCAGGTTCACTGATGGCGAAGGTGCCAGCGTGAAGATTGCCATTGATGTGATCTTGGAGCTGCACGATTTCATCAGAGAACAGCCTTTGGCGGACTTCAGCCATGTTGACAGAAGCGCGTTACTTCAGGAATTACTGCCAGGGCTAAATGCCCTGTTTGGTATGGAGTACAAAAAACTGGAAGACCCGTTTCTCACGCCCTGGTTCCCGCCAGATGTCGATCCCGTTCGCCCCGGCGTTTACATGGTTGACCAAAGCTGGCGACCCGGCCAGGAAATTGAGTCTGTCTATGCCTATTGGGATGGCATTGATTGGTATCCACAAGGATCATCACCAAAGGATGCGATGTACACAATGTCTTACGGCCCCAAGAAGAACGGGCAGAAGTTCAGACAGTGGCGTGGATTGCGAGGGGAGGAATGAAATGCCCAAAATGCGGCAGTATCAAACAACTTACACCAGAGTCCCGACGAACAGAGGACATGGTATGGCGCAGGAGGATATGCAAGTCATGCAATCACTCGTGGCTGACGGAGGAGCGTCTGAGTTCAGAGACGCAGATGCCTGCGGAGACGCAACAGTTTCTGGACAAGGTGATGCGCCACACACCGAAGTCAAACTACAAGAAGAAGCCAAAGGAACCGAAGTTCGATACGTCCGCGCTCCAAAAGATGCCGTGGTGAACTGGCCCTTCATGTTCAGCTACAAAGACGGAAGATGTTTTATAAACACTGCCCCGCGTAAGTCCGCTTATGCGCAGGCTACAGAAGCAGGCGAGGCCCTATTTTGAGCGCTAATGAAATTCAGATCGCTGGCTCACACTATAAACAGTTGTCCGTCGAGCCTTGGGACGCAATGGAAGCATGGATGACGCCAGAACAATTTCAAGGTTTCCTGCTGGGGTCTGCCATTGGATATTTGGCGCGTTTCAACACCATTGGAAACCCGGCAAAGGGCGGCGTGACTGATATTAAAAAAGCTGCGCACTACCTACAGAAGCTCATTGAGATTGCAGATGAACAGCAAAAACCTGACCTCGCTCGACAGGGAACATTTGGCGCGAATCAAGGAACTCCCATGCGGGGTCTGTGAAGCAAGAGGCCCCTCTGATGCTCACCACATCAAGCAGGGGCTCCACTATCTCTGCATACCGTTATGCAAGGACTGCCACCAGGGCAGTTTTAACGGCATCCACGGGCAGGCTAGGATCTGGTCTGTTTACAAGAAGGACGAGATGACCGTGCTCAATGACACGGTCAAGAAGCTCAGTCTCCCTTAGCCAGCTTCTTCATGTACTGGATGTTGGATGTCAATTGGTTCTCCATCTGATCGATTGCCAGGATGGCGTCCTTCTTGGCATCTGCGTCCATAGAAGCTGAGCGGATCAGGATCTTCATCTCCCGGAACTCCTTCATGGTCTTCTCAAGATCAAGGATGTAATCCTTGGAGGCCAACATCTTCATGTTGTCCATCAGGTAACCGGGCAACTCCTCATAGTTCATCGTCCTCTCAAGCATGTTGGAGGTGCGGACGATGGAGTCCACCGAGTTCTTGAGTTCGTAGTACGCGGTGACGTTTCCACGGGCCTCAGGATCAACTGCAAAGCGACGGATCAGAGGCATCTGCTCAAACCTTCTGGCAGGCTTGGGCGAGTCCGTGTTCATGTCGTAAACGGCATCCATCAGGTTCATCAGATACATGCCCATCGTGCCGGTGTACCCGCTGATCAACTGATCGATCTTCATTGGGGAGACTTGCAACTCCTTTGCCATCCCCTTGGTCATCTCTCCTAAACCTTCTGCCAGACGAGACGTACCCGGCCCAACTTGGTACGCAGGTTGCAACCCTTCCAGTCCCTGCCCAACAATCGGGCGCATGGTGAAGAAGGAGAAGTTGGTCATCGTCTCCACAACAGGCATAACCGCCTGCGGGATTGGATTAAACGCAAGGGTGCTGGTCAACTGCCGAGCCATCGACTTCAGGAAGTCTTCACCCGTGTCGCTACCAAATGTGTAACCAAGGATGCGCTCAGGGATCACCTTGAACAACACACCGATTTCAAAGGGGATCGGGATCTTGACGCCCAGCGAAGGAAGAAGCCAGTAGTTGTCTCTTGTCTCCTGCTCCTGCTTCTTGTATTCCTCATCGTCATGCGTCAGCAGCCAGTAAGCGGCAGACAAGGATGCAATCATTGCGCCGCGCACAAAGAACTGCTTCTGGATCTGCGCTGCATCACGAGCGTTCATCTGCCCCGAAGCTGCGCGGTACAGAACATCCAGGCCCTGCATGCGTGCGTTTAAGAACGGCACCGCAGCGGTAAGAATTCTTACGACAGCAGAAGATCCTTTACGGTTGAAGTTCATCACCTCAAGCGCTCTAAACAGAGCCTCTGCTTCGTTGTTGGTCTCGGCCAGCGTGCGCTTGTAGACCTCCATCCGAGTGGCTGCGTCAGATGCAGTGGAACCTTTCTCCAGCGCATCCCACAGAGATGTAAACGGCTTAGCGCCCATCTCTGCTGCGCCCTTGAGCCCGGTGGACTTGATCTTGGCTTGCTTCCTCAGAGCCTTGCCGAACTCACGCCCGCTCTGCTCCACGTTCTGCGAGAACTCATAGCCACCCAAAATGCCTGCGTTCATCAGAGCTTGGAAGGCCGGGTCTTTGCCTGCGATAGCAGCACCAAAGTTGGTGAAGGTGTTTACCATCGGGGTCATCTTCACGCCGGAGGTAACCCATGCGGACATTGAGTCACGCATCAGGTTGGCAAGCATGAAGCCTGGGTCTTTGGTTACCAGATTGCGAAGCAAGTTCGCGGGGCCAGACAACAGTCCTATAAACGGCAGGTCAGGAATACCAAGGCTCTTGATGGCGTTGATGAAAAGCTCATCCTTTGATTGGTACGTGACAACCTGACCGTTCTCCAGAACATCAAAGGTTCCGGCTGCGGAGGACTTGAAGCCCAGCCGCGATGCCATGCCGATGTCCATAGCCACCTTGGCGGCTCTTTGGGCTGCGACATTCTTGACGCCAGCCTGGATCGCAGACTGAGTGTTGCGGACAATGTTTTCTAAAAAGTCATCAAGCAGGGCCTCTCCACCCTTAGCGGCTTTAGGCGGCTTGACACCAGAGATGGCTTGGAAAACCTTCGGGCCAATGGTCTCTCTGCCGTCCATCTGCCGATAGAAGGGCAGATAGTCTGCGTGTTTACGGTACAGGTCAGCACGCTCCTGTGAGAGCACGCCGGTATCGACCATGTACTGGACGAGACCGTCGTTGTACTTGATCCACTCCTTTTGCATGGCCTCAAAGTCAATCCCCGCCTTGAGGTATGCCTTGCGAATTACTTCCGCCTCTTTGACGTCTGATGGTGTAAACAGTTTCTCTTCGTACTTGCCTTGTGGGTTTTGCATGTAGCGCGAACCACGCTTCACGCCAGCCCAGAACTGATAGTCCTGATAATGAGCCGGATCAGCAGCCAACGGGGCAAAGATCGCGGTCGGGCCTTTGATCGTGCCGTTTTGGTTGCTGATGATGGTGATACCGTTCCTGAACACAGGAATGCCACCCATCCGGTCATGCACACCCAGCGCGGAAGCGGTTAGACCAGCACCCAGGTCAGACAGCAGGGCAGCAGACTCAGCGCTGGAATCAGCAAGCAGCGCAGCACCACCCATCTTCTTGGCGCGGATCTTGTCGTAAACACCAAGCTGGTTGTAGCGGTTCAGAGCCTGGGCACGGAAGTCGGAGTAGGACGTTGGAGAGATCGCCTCCATGAGGCGCTCAACAAAGCCCTTCTCTTGACGGGAGGCAATAGTGGCAACAACCCGTGCGCGTGCGCTTGCCGGGATGTTTACGCGCAGGCTGTACTTAACACCAGCCGCTGCGGCAAATTCTTCTCTCAGTGACTTGGCCTGCCTGTACTCAAGTGGAATCAGGTTGGTGGCCGTCAGAGGTCTGCCAACACCGTCTTGGAATTTCTGCCCCTTGATGGATACAGAATCCTGGCGCTCATACTGATCCGGCTTTTTAGAGCCATACCGATCCTTGACGTACAGCACGACCGGGGCAGACTCAACACCTTCAGCAGAAAGCGCAGACATACGATGCCTGCCTTCATGACCAACGATGACGCCCTTCTCAATGTCCCATTCCAAGAATGGCGTTTGAGTTTCTTTGGCTATCTGATCGCGGTCAAGTGCCCCAGCCTCTGCCTTGAGTTCATCGGCAAACTCTTTGGACGGAGTGGTTGCGCGGACAAACTCTTCCGGGTTTACATACGCAGCAATACCGTAGGTACGCCCATCGGTGTAGCCGTATTGATCAATTAAACGCTCAATGCGCTTGTCATCCCAGGATGCTTTTTCACGCAGGCTTGGCTTTAGCTGGACAGGCTGCGCACTAACTCCAGCAACTGCTGCGCCCGCTCCTGTGGCTCCAGCCCCAGAAACAGGTTGTCCAGCGAAGACCACAGAGGGTCCTGCGGGTCGAGTACTTTCCCCTGCGAGTTGGGTGATGGCTTCGTCGTATCCGATGTCATCTGCTTTCCTTCCACTCAAATGTTGATACAGACGCTTCTCGTAGTACCAGAGAGCGGCCTGGATGTCTGCTAGTGACAGGTTAATGCCTTCGGCCTTGAGCAGGCTCTGAGTCCGCCTAGCCGTGCGGTACATGAACTCTCGGTCGGTGGATGTAAACGGAGCCTCTTCCAGCAACTCATACTCGTTCTTGTAGATGGTGTTAGCCATCTTCTCAAGACGATGTTCAAACAAGAGAGCTTCATATGCGGGGCCAGCTTGACGCTTCGCCCTTGCCGTCCAGGCTGGCTTGTCCTTATCTTCTGCTGGCTCTTTGCGGCCCACTAACTCTTCTAGTTCAGTGTGCCAGCCAAACTCTTCATATTTGTTACGCAGCGGGATGGTTGCCGCCACCACCTCATCTCGGGTGGCATTTGGCTTATCCATCATCGCGGCAAACTTCTTGATGGACGCTTCGGTGGCCTTTGATTCCAACTGCCCACGCATGCGGTTAACCGTCCGGGTCCACCACATATCCATCGTCAGATAGCCCTCTGCGCCTTCAAGATTGGAGAAGAATGCGCCTAGCTTTGGCCCGAAATACAATGCCGCAGCAGGTACTTTGGTATCCGCAAGATAAGAGGTATCGGGCTTTTCTCCGCGTGAACGCAGGATAGCGTTCATGTCCTTAACTGTAATCTCACGCAATAATTCATTGCGCATTCCAGTGGGACCATATTGCTTCATTAGCTGCATGACAACTGCAATGTTATTATCCAGTGCAGTTTTGCGGCGAGAACCAATATTACGCGGGTCTTTGCCCATACGAATGTCTTCGTAGAGCTTAATGGCGTTCTTTACGTTGAGAGATACTTTCTCGCCATTGGAGGTAATAGCAACCAATGCAGAGAAAACAGTTCTGGCATATGGATCTGTCTCAAGCTCTGGGAACAGCTTGCCCAGCTTCTTAACTGCCTTGGGATAGTTGTCCGAGTACCAACCTTTGCCAGTGCCGGTCCCTGCAGTTGCTTTTAGCTGGTAGCCAATCTCATCAACCATTGCCCTCGCAAGTTCTTTTTCCGAGGTCAATGAGGTATCGGTCTTGGCGATCTTGCCCTTGTTTCGGATGGTGTCTTGATTAAGTGCAAGAGCGATGGAGCGGACATCGTTAAACAACTCAATGCCACCCGGCTTGCGGACAGCATCTGTTTTGAGCCCAAGCTCCTGCATCGCTACGATGGGCTGAACTTCCATCAACCCACGAGTGGACAGAGGAACTTCACGCAAACTTTGTTTAGCCGGGGCAGCTTCTGCCTTAGCCTCCGCCTTCAGAGCACCCTTCTCAACCTTACGGAACACTTGCTCTGCGGTGACTTCACCACCAAAGGCAGTCTTGACCGCATCAAAGAAGTTACGCAGCCGGGTCAGGATGGCTTGCATCAGGCCCGGAGGAGCCTTGTTTACATCAAAGTCCCCAAAGGCATCAGCAATTGCCTCTTCAATGATCGCGTCCATGTCGCCCTTGTAAAGCTCCATGTATGCGTCATAGCGGGACTTCTGGCCCTCCTCTAGGTCTTCCTTGTTGATGTTCTTGGTCTTAAGGTACTGATCAATCCACTTGCTCTTGGCTTGCTTTTCAAGTGCTGCCCATTGTTGTGGAGAGAAGAAGCCCAGTTCCTTCAGAGCATGGATGGACTCATGCCTCAAGGCCTGCACCGGGTTTACAGCATCCAGGGCCAGACGAACCACGCTCTGTGCGTACTCGCCTTCTGCCTTCATGTTGTCGATCAGCTTGAGGGCAACATCCTTCAGGCCGTACTTGTTCATGATCTTCTTGAGAACCTTCTCAAGTTGATCAATCTTTTCCTGTATCTCGGGTGTGATGGGCAGCGGCTTGGCTTCTTCAGCCAGTGATGGCTTGGCTGCTCTTTCCTTTACGCCACGGACCCAGTCTTGAGCTTCTGCCCGCGTATCAAACGTGTCTTGTATGTAGTCGTCCTTGGCATCAACAACATTCCAGGCGCGTTTGATCTTGCCGTCCAAACCCTCGACTTGCGTTTGAACAATCTTGTACTTGGGGATCTGTGCTGCCGATAGCTTAGCGGCAGGCTCTGCGCGTCTAAAGCTGGTTGGCGGGTACAGCCGCATCTCTTCATTGGGGAGCTTAACTCGCCAGTTCTTTGGGAACTTCTTATCAAGGATGGCTTGTTCGCCATTGGGCGTGATAACTGCATCACCCTCCTTGAGATTGGCAACATCAGCTTGACGAGCTTGATAGTTCGCCCAAAGCTCGGGTTTCTGTTGTTTCTGCTGCTCTATAAACGCCTGCGTTTGCGAAGCGTTTTTCCACATCTCAATCAAACGACCTGGGGTGGAGCCAGTCCTGTTGCCACTGCGTAGCTTACCGTCAAGATCTTTGATGCCAGCCAAGTACGAGTTAAGCTGGTCGGTCGCGCTTTCAAATGTCATGCCCCTCTCTTCTGGGGCAAGCGTGTCCTTGATTTCCCAGTCAATACCAGATGCAGGAGTCTTCGCTTCTTCTATGTTGCGATCAAGCTCATACAACTGCCTGTTTGCAGGAGACATATCCTGCAATGACTTGGGCAACTCAACAGCAGGTTTCTGAGCAGCCGGCGCTTCAACGGGCTTCTCAGCAGCAGGCGTTTCAACAACCGGCTCTGTTGGCGGCGTGACGGCTTCTGCGGCAGGAGTAACTACTTCAGGCTCAACAGGCGCAGGCAGCGCAAGAGGCGGAGCTACTGCAGGCGGTGCTGCTTCTGCTCCTCCAGCAGGTTGTCTAGCATCCTCGACAGGAGGAACCACTCCTGCTGGTTCAGGGGCTCCAAGTCTTGGGGTGGTGGCTCCTGCACTGGGCTCGCCAGCCACTTGAACGCCCGCTCCACTTGGTTCGGTGATAGCCGTTCCAACATCTGCTGCTCCTTCAGTTTGCGAGGTTGGCTTGGCACCAAACATGGCTTCAATGCCAGCCAGCGCATCATCAATCTTGACCTGCGTATTGGGGTGAGCCTTAGGCCGGTACGCGGCCAAGACATCGGCCACAAAGGACGCATCCTCAGGATTGCTCAGGTTCTTGTTGACCAGGGAATCAAAGATGGAGCCTTTCCCAAAGCCCCACTGTTTAACCACCTCGGGCGTCAGCAAGCCATCACCGATGGCCTGTTTCATCTGCTCCAGTGCAGCTTGACGCTTAGCGGCTTCTGCCTGCTCTGCTTGCTGCATTGCAACATAAGCACGATCATTCCCGATCTCTTGACTCAGCCGGTTGGCGAAGTCCATATCGGACTCACCACGGCGTTGACCGGGCAGAAGAGCTTCACTCCGCGCTGCAGCACGCTCACCCACACGACCCACAGCACCAATAGGCGCAAGTAGACCAGCTTGGTATGCCACATTGCCATACTCAGCCAAAGCATCCGGGGTGGTCAGGGCAAGACCAGCCTGAGAGCGCTCAAGCATGGTCTGGATAACTTCGGTCGGGACTTCAGTAGCGATGCTGATCGCAGCACCCTTGCCCAACACAGTGGGCAGGCTCTCACGAGCTAAACGCTCTGCGCCCTCAACTGACCCGCGTTTCAACAGTTCTTCAACTTGCGGGCCTAGAACCTTGCCAGCAAACGTCCTGCCCAGTGGGATTAGGGATGCGGCAACATCAAGACCTGCCTGGGGCACAGCAGCCAAGCCTGCTGATGTCCTGCTGATGTCGATGGGCTTGCCTTGAGCTTGCTGCTCTTGGGCTTGACGCTGGATGTTCCCGCCAAACTGCTGGAGCAAAGACGGGGTAAGCGCTCCCAAGATGCCACCGCCGATACCTCCAACTACTGTGCCAACTCCAGGCGCGACAGCCGTCCCCAGCTTTGCGCCAAGCAAAGAGCCAGCCTTGGCAGAACCAAGTGTTGCCAGGACGTTCGGAGCCTGCTCAGCAATAGCCAGAGGCACCTGCCTAGCGACCTCACCAGCGGCGGGCAGCAGGCCTCGTTTAGCAGCCTCTGAGACCTTCTCTAAGCTGACTTGGTCGGCGTAGGGAGACTGCTTCTGCCTCTCCAGAGCAGCCAGGGCAGCTTCTTCAGGAGATCCTGTAAACGCACCAACGGCAGTGCGGCTAGAGCCCAGCAGGCTTTCTAGCCCTTTGCCAAACGCAGCCATCACCCCCTCTTTCTTAGGGGGCTCAATGACAGGTCGAGGTTGCGGAGCGGGCTGACGGGCCAGTGTTTCTTGCTTGGCTACTCGATCAATAACATCCTGAGGGGTGTTATCAGGGAACTCAAGAAGCGACCCATCAAAAAGCTGGATGCGAATAGCCATATGGATTACCTAACAAGGTTGCCCTGAGCATCGTACCGCGTGATGTTACCTCCGCCAACCTGCGCAGCCAATCTGTTTCGTTCCATCACAGCGGGCTCAACCATTTGCTTATACAAAGAGTTTCTCTCATTGTTATACGTCTCGTATAAGACAGATGATCTTGGATCATCTTGTATCTGCTTTGGCGACATCGTTTTGATGTATGTCATTTGCGGATACTTGGCATCAAGTGCCTTCTCCATCTTTTCTACGGCACTGTTTACAGTGATGTTTGCAGAGTTAATTAGATTAGCCAGCTTCATCTGATTGTTTTGCTCGGCCTGTTGCTTGAGCTTTGCTCCTTCAATTTTTAACTTTTCAGTTTCAAACTTGGCTTGCTGCTCACGATCAAGTCCACGCTGCTGGGCACTGCTCTTAGTGTTGAAGAGATTGGCCTCGGTGGCAAACTGACTTGTTGCCAAATTGGCTGCAATCTGCTGAGCATCCAAGGCGTTCTTGCGTGCCTTGGTCATCAACTCCGCAGCTTCCTTCTCAAGTGCCGCCTTGCGGTCAAACTGACCCAAAGCCTCTGCCTGTTGAGCCTGCTGCAACTTGATCTGCGCTTGATCAAACTGCAATTGAGCTTGGTTGGCTGCGCTGTCCCGGCTGGCAATTCCAGTCAAGACGCGGTCATACGCATCACGATCACCGCCCCAGCCACGGAACACACCAGCCCAACGACGGCGCTCATCATCTGAGCGGTCAACCTCACCAAGCCGTTTACGCTCTGCCTCCGCCCTTTGCAGAGCAGCGATGCCGCGTTCGTTCAGGTCAGGCATCTTGGCTCTGGCTGCCGAACGAGCCTCTTCAATGTCGCGCAATCGTTTAACGGAATCTTGCGCTTCTGTCATGATCCCTTGACCAGCGGTTGGAATGCCCTCTCCACGGAACTTGGGCTCCACCAACTGCTCTATACCGGCTGCCGGTTGTGCAGCTTGCGGAGCAGCCTGAGGTCTTGTCTGCGGTTTAGATTGCGGCTTGGACTCAGCAGCAGGCGGCGCTGCAGGTTTGGCTGCAGGTTGTGCTGCAGGTTGTGCTGCTCTCACAGGCTCTCGATACTGTGCAGCTTGAGGCGCACCCGCGCCTTCAAGAAACTCAAACTGCCGACGGCGCTCTGCATCTTCGCGCTTGCGCTTGGCTTCTGCTACACGCAACTCATCAAGGGCGACATCCTCTGACACATATGAACCAAATTCGTCACCAGCAAAACCAACAACACCGCCCTCTGCCATGTTTTGCATGTTGGGCGCGGGTAAACCTTCAATCCCAGCAGGCTGTGGCTGCATGGCCTGTTTAACCATCTGCTGCATCTGCTGCTGCTGCATGTTGCGCATCATGGACGGCATAGCAGCTTGGAAGTCTTCCTGAGCCTCAGGCATGCCTTGAGCGATGCCCTGAGGGGCCATCTTCTGTTTAGCTGCTTGCGCCACCTGAGCCGCGACGGTCGGCGTGTTGTCAGGCGTCACCATCTGCGCTGTTTGCATCAGCGCGGCCAGGGCCGGATCGATTGAGGATTGCTGTGCTGCGTACATATCTATTCCTCAGGAAAGGCCGAGTTCTTTCATCAACTTGCCAATGTTCTCAAACCCGGAACCAAGCTGCCCCATCGTGGATTGATTGGCAGTGGTGGAAGCAGTCGCAACCGGCAGACCTTGCAGCATTTCCTTCTGGAATCGCAGCTTTGTAAACGGATCAAGCAACTCAGTCTCGTACTGCTTCTGGATTGCGGTGATGCCTTCTTGTTCGATGCCGCGTTGCTTCTGACCAGCCTCTTCCATCATGTCTGCAAGAGTTCTGGCCTGTTGCTGCTCAGTGTTGAACTGACCCATCGCCCGGTCATAAGCGTTGGAATACCCAGTACCAATGGCCTTGTTTTGCTCTTGCAGCAGGTTACGCTGGGTCTCGGCGTCCATGATGGCCTGACGAGAACCGCCATACGCACCCGCCTGGGCTAGTTTGCCAGCCGTGCCCATCTGCGTGATCTGAGACTGACGGCGAAGCTCTTCCAGTTGAGGCGTCAGCACAGCGTTTAGGTACGGATTCATGTACTGAGACGCGATGCCAGTAGGCCCTGTAGTTTGACCGGTGACCCCCGTAGAAGTCATGCTGGGCAGTTGATACGCACCTTGTGCTGTAAACGACTGCCCCAGTTGTCCGGGGAAGCTCAAGCTCTCTAGGCCGCCAAACACCTTGCTCTGCAGCGGTGAGGTGCCAGCGACAAGCGGACCCTGGTAGGCTTGGTAAGGCGTGTTGGTCAACGCAGCAGTCTTGCTGAGCATGTCGCCTACATAGGGACCAGCCCATTCAGAGATGTTCTGCTCACTAGAAGCACCCAGCGGCGCAGTTGTTCCGCCCGTCTGGAACGCAACAGCACCACCACCGGCATAGCCAGCAATGCCGCCCGGTGTAAATTTCTCCGGGTTGATCTGTTTACCTTGCTTCTTGTTGCCGGTCCTGGCCTGACGAACGCGGTCCATCATCTTGTACAGAACCTTGGCTCCAGCATCAGAGTTGCCATTCCCAAGGTGGGAAACCACATCAGCAGGGATCACGAACTCACCGTGACTGAGCTTGGCAGGTTGGACCCCATCAATATTGCTGGGAATCTTGTCTGCCATGCCATCAGTTTGTCCGCGCAAGTAACGAGGAGGCATCGCTTTGCCACCACGGGCATAGCCCATCAGGCCACCTTCTGCCGCGCCAGCCGACTCTGCATAGTTTGGCTCTTGCGGGACAAGAGTCCCCGGAAGAGTTGCATCAGGAAAGGTCGGTGGCGTAGTAGGTGCGGGAGCAGCAGGTGCCGCAGCAGGCGCAGCACCATACGTCGAGTTGAAGAACTGTCGTCCCATCACCGGAGCAGCGCTTTGCGCATACGGTGTAAACACAGGCTGAGCAATGGGCGTGCGGGTGAACTGACGATTTAAGTCAACTGATCCCTTCCAGCCCTTGGTCTTGGGCTGGTTAAGACTTGGCATCAAAAGGCCAAGGATGCCAGCGGCAGCGGCGTATTCAGTAGCCCCCGCATTGCCTGACTTGATCTTTTCAAAGAGCTTCTTGTAAGAGCCAAGAATATCTTTTGCACCGCCAGTCCAGCTTGCAAGATCCTTGTCAATGTCATAACTGCCAGCAGGCAAAGGATCTGATGTGGGCAGAAGCGTGGAGTAGTCTAGAGCGGGATCAACATATGGCTCTCCCCCAACACTGACAACGCCGCCAGGGGTAACAACATAATCGTCTTCCATGATCAAGCCTTTCTAGACTTCAGTTTTTCACGAGCGCCTTTGCGCTTTTCTTCGCGCTCTGCTTTGCGCACCATCGTCATTGCTTCCAGATCCGCTTCTTCTGTCCGCATCAGTTCCTGAATAAACGCTGCAAGCTCTGGAGTCATCTGCGGTGATTGTGCCTGAGGCTTAGGCGCAGGACTAGGGGCTTTGGGTTTAGACGTAGTCGCTGGCTTAGGCGTAGGAGCAGGTGTCGGCGCAGGAGTTGGAGCCGGAGGTGCTGGTGTCGGCGCAGGAGGCGGCGGAGTTGGTGCAGGCGTAGGAGCGGGGGTAGGTTCAGGCGTTGGGGGTTCAACGCTCACACGCGGCTTAACTTCAGGAGGTATTTCTGTTTTTGTATCTGGAGTGGTGTCCGTCACAGTGTCGGGTGTCGTATCCGGCGCTACATCAGGCGTGGTATCAGGAGTGGTATCTGGCGTGGTATCTGGCGTGGTATCTGGCGTGGTGTCCGGAGCCACATCAGGCGCGGTATCCGGAGCAGTGTCCGGCGTGGTGTCCGGCGTGGTGTCCGGAGTGGTGTCCGGAGTGGTGTCTGGAGCAGTATCAGGAGTTACGTCAGGCGTAGTATCAGGAGCCGTGTCTGGCGCAACATCCGGGACTGTGTCGGGAGCCGTGTCTGGTGCGGTATCTGGTGCCGTATCAGGAGCAGTATCCGGGGCAACATCAGGTGTTGTGTCCGGTTCTGGTTGTGTGTCCGGCTGGACATCAGGCTGTGTGTCGGGCCGCGTATCCGGCTTGGGTGCGGTATCTGATGTGGCCTCAGTCTTGGGTGTTGTATCTGGAGCGGTTGTTGCCGTTACATCACCAAGCGTAATCACTTCACCTGTGTTTTGATCTGTTGCAATAGGCGTAGATAAATCAGGCGCAGTTTCAGTTGTGGTTTTTGGCGTCAAGCCCAAGTCACCCATCGTGACTTCTGCCCCAGTATCTGGATCAGTGCCTAAAACAACATTCTCCGTTGAGCTTGTTGCAGGCGCATTGCCACCAAGGACTTCATTGATGTAGTCATTGATGATCTGGTCGCTGTCAAGCTCAGTGTCACTTAGTGGCTCTAAAGTTGGGTCAATCTTTGTGGTGGTGCCAGCAGAACTAATAGTTGAGCCGGTTAAATCACCAAGAGTCAACGTATCGCCCGTATCTGGATCTGTGGCAACCACAGTGTTGGGGTCAAATGTTGGCTCTGTTTTGACTGCGGGTTTTGTTACATCGCCAGATGAGACGGTTTGCGCTACTCCAGGCTCCGTGGCGGCTGCACCTGTTGACCCACTCAAAGTGTCAACAACACCTGCGCCCGTGGCAATACTGCCAGAAGACCCAGCGCCAATGATTGCGCCTAGACCTGTTGCAGCAGCAACTTGACTTGGGCTTACATCTGCGTATCCCTTGCCAATAGACCTTAATGACTCTCCTTGAGTTATATAGTCTGTGGCACCCTCTTCCACGCCTTCTGGAACTGTTTCTTTTGCCGCAACCTTCAAGCCGGTTGTAATGGCACTCTTGGCGTCATTTACTGCGCCGCCAACAATAATGCGTTTTTCCAGGGCGGTGCCACCGGGTATAAACGATATTGCACCAGTCACTGCCATTGATTTAACAAAAGCATTGTCTGCTTGCTTTTGCGCAATCGTGTCAGCTTCTACTTGTGTAATTTGTCCAGACTTTACGCTGTCTTTTAATAGTGCTTGCGTAGCGTCATAAGTCTCGTTTCTTGCGGACCCGCCGTTTTCCAGCATATTGGACGCCACCGAAGTAGTGACACCCAAGGTATCGGCAATTCTTTTGCTAAATTCAAGAGCTTTAGCACCAACTTGAACTGCCTTGCCTATACCAAGCAATGGTATTTCTTGAACAATTTCAGAGCCAATTTGCCAACCTATTGCTAAAGGTTGCTTATAAATACCTGCGCCAACTGCACCTAATGTTTGCAGAACGCCATCAGCACTTTGAATACTCTTGTTAAGGCTTGCAAGATCTTTTAAAACAGCATCAGGCGTTATGCTTGTTGCAATATCTTGTATTTTCTTAAACTCTTGCAGAGTTGTATTGTCTTTACCTACGCCGCCAAAGGCAGACGAAAACGATGTCCCCAATTGGGACACGGCATCTAATACTAGCGCTGTCGGCGTTTGGAAAGCAGTGCCCTTAGCGGCATTGGCAAGGCTCTGTGCGTTTTGACTTAGCGTTGCATATGTTGCGTCTGCACTTGGCGCGGTTCCCTGCATATCAGTAGCAGCGGCAGAATAGTCAATGCCGGAATCTGTGTCGGTCAACTTAGGCGTTGAAACAGTTCGCGCAGTTTCTGTTCGCAACGGAATTGCAGAAAGCTGTGCTGCATTTGCTGCAGTCACCCCTGGTGCGATACCTCTTCCGGCACCTGCATCCTTTGGTGCGGCAGGAGCGTAGTCCGTTGTGTAAGTCTTTGTTGAGCCGGTGATCGGATCGGTCCATGTAAACGATTTGCCAGCACCAAGCACGCTTCTGGCTGCGCGGAACGCCTCACCGAAGTCAACATACTTGTCGTATGGGCCTTGGACCGGAGCGGTTGTTTCGGTAGTTGTTTTGGCCGTAGGCGCTGTGTCCCCGCTGACAATCCGAGCCAACTCCTCAGGCGTGATGGTGGACTCTGTAACAGACGGAGCTTGTCTCAGCACATCCTCGTACAGAGCCTGCTCAACATCTGCCGTTGTGCCGGCAGGGCCAGTTGTCTTGGGAGACATGGCCTCAATCTGCTTGATGACTGCGTCATCTGCAGTGCCATAACGGGCCTGAAGGCGGGCGGTTTCGTCGCCTGTGTCTGTCTTGCTGTTGTCTCGTGCCTGCTGGTTGTTGTACGCATCCATCGCAGAGCCAAAGCCCTGCATGGCTGACATGATCCTTGTTGGATTACCAGACTCAACCGCTTCTTTCAGCGTCAAGGCTTTGGAAGCAAGGCCAGGGATTGGGCTATCCGTAAACGAACCAGCCCCCGCCAGCATCTTGGCATAGTCACCAGACGCAGCACCCTGTGCAATGTTTACAGCAGCATTGATCTCAGACGGTGTAAACCCAGTCAGGTTGGAAATACCCGTGGTAATGCCTGCCGTGGCTCCGCCAGTCAGTGCGCTGGTCAGGACGTTGCCAAAGTCACCGGTTGCAATCGCCGATGGGAGTGCCCGCGCACCCGCAGTGATGCCGCTTGTTACGGCTTGGCCAAGTGCAGAACTGTTTAGTTGGCTTGCAACTTGAGAGCCAGCCGAGTTTGCAAACGCAGCAACTTTTTCTGCCGCTACGCTTCCAAGCCCGCTTGCTGCTGCTGCTTGCAAAACATCTTCAAAACTGCCACCTTTTGCAGCCGTAACTGCTGCATTAACAGCAGCACTACCAAGAGCCGATGTTGCCGCTGCAGATAACCCCTGGATACCTAGTGTGGATGCAATAGTTCCACCAATCCCAGCGGTAAATGCCGGGTTTAGCGTAGCCATTGAAGCGGCCATAGTAGCCGCTATAGCCAAGCCTTCTTTTAGGCCACTCTCAGAAACATCAAATGTTTGCGTTGGGTTACCGTAGGCATCATATGCTTGGTAAGTTGTAGTTTTACCAGACCAACTATCGCCTGTTTGTCCTATTTCCTTATTGATTTGAATATCATCACCAAGGAAATCCCTGGTGTCCGTGCCACGACCAAGATTTGCGGTTTCTGGTCGCTCGATAAAACTACGCGCTTCAGGGCTAAAAGCATTCCAATCTTCTTCGGAATATCCGTATTGATTGAGCGCGGGTGTTGGAGCCAGAGTCGGCGTCGGGGCAACGTAATCAGATACGAGGTCTTCGTATGTATATGCATCGGTGTCAAATCCAGGCTCTTGTGCCAGGGTTTGATAAGCGTTCTGTTGTATTGGGGCTGGAGTTGGCGCAGGGGTGGGAGCAGGAACTCCCAGACCCTTGCTTTGCATCCAATCAACATCGCCTTGAGAGTACCCAAGGACATCTCTTAGCTGATCCCCACTTACACCAAGTTGGTTGAGTAAGTTGATTCTTGCAAGTGGGTCTGTGGTGGTTTCCCACCCGGTCGGCATGGCTGCGCCAAGACGCTCAAACTGTTCTTGAGAAGATAGCGTTTGATACAGCGGAAGAGCCATTTCTTAACCTATCACTGCGTCAAATCGTAGAAGGTCAAAGACCCGATGGCCGCACCGGAAGAGCCAGACAGCACCCGGATGCCCAGCGTATAGATATCACTCGTCCCAGTCAAGGAGGAGCCCAACTGAAGATCCCAGTTGTACCCAGCAGTCTGGTTGATCGTCCCGCTGGACTGGTTAGTGGACTTAACGTACTGGATATCTACAATGGCGCCTACCGTCATGGCCGTGGCAGAAGTGTCCATCTCCACGTTGGCGTCACTTGCAACTGCAGCCCAAGAAGCCCCAGTCAGCCCCGTGCTGTTCTTTGCCAGAATAACCTCAAAATCGTCCCCCGTTGAGGTCGGCATTACGTTAAATTTGGCAGGGAGCACCACTGCGTTCAGCGCCGTAGAAGCCAGCCGGATGGACACCAACGGTACAAAAGTCGTGCCTATCCCGGTCAGTGTTGCAGTTCTGCGGGCCACGTGCTCAATGGATGTCTGTTCGTACCCACCTTCTGAAACCACCGAGGAGCAAATTTGCTTCATGAACGAAGCGCTTGCCGTCGCTGCGGTGTTGGTAATCTCGTACCTGACCGGCAAAATTGCCGTGGTCATGTAAACAGAAGTGATGTCGTTTGCATTCTCAAAGGTGTGGCAGACGATGTAGTTGCCGTCAATGATGAACCCGCACCGAACAGATCCAACCCCAAGCCACTCAAAGTCCATCCACAAAATTTGTGCTTTGGTCAGGTCCAGGGTGTAGCCGGAGTCCCCCGTCCCATCAAGTTTGTCGCCGTTCCAGTCCGCTTGGTTGACCGCCCGCGCATCGCTGACAGATCCTGAGATGTAAGACCTCAGGACGAAGGAAACAGTGCTGTCCGCTTGCTGGAGGAAGACGCCGTTTTGGGTTCCAAAGTACCCCGCCCGTTGACGCAGCCCGGTCTTGGCAGTGTTCATGACGAACGTAGCCAAACACAACAACCCCTTACCCGGCTGGTACGGCATGCACCTGTAAGTCTGTCTTACAACTTCAGACCCACTGGAGGTGGTGACATTCATCCTCACCGATGATTCGTTGGTCAAGTACGTGGTTGAGCCTCCAGTGGCGGTGCTGGTGTCAAACTGATTGTCAATAGCGTAGCGGTTCTGAGAATCAAACAGCGTGTACGGAGCGCTGGTTCTTAGCCGCCCGAACGCATCAACATTGGTGCCGCCAATAGAGATTGGTACTGGGTTTCCTGTAGTTGCCACGATCTGCCCCAGTAAGTTGTCAAGCTGATTGAAGTACAGGCGCAGCACATTGACAAGCGCGTCCATATAGGACTTGTCGTAGTCTAGCGTTGGCTTGGGTAGCGCAGGCGCGGTAAAGCGCTTGATGATGGCTGCCCAGATCGTCACGATTTACGTCCGTCAGGCCTGATGTCTAAACGACATGCACCAAGCTGCCACTGCACACCAAGTTGGTCTGATGCGGCCTTGAGAGAAATCTGCCTGCCACGCACTCGAATGTTTACCTGCCCCGTGAACTGGTCAATCGGCACTGTGGCGCTACGCACTACAGGGTAAGCGTTTTCACCTGCCACCGACATATCTGAAGTCACGGAAGCAACAGGCACCACACCTCGGGTATACCCTGAGCCTGAGTTCTGCAAAGGTAACAGCGTCAGGTTCATCGTCGGGCTTTCAGATATGGAACCGGTGAAGTTCACATCAGGCAGCACCCGCCAGACAAACCCAAAGTTGTGCCCGTCTTCAATATCAAACTCGGACGAAGTAATGAACGCTGCAATCGGCAGCGTGGTCGTCGTGGCGTTGTCATCAACGCCGGTCTCGTGATAAATCAAGCGCCGGTTGTAGTCGGTAGCCATTGGCACATCATTGGACACGCTGGTGTCAATCCAAGCGGTCCTGCCCATCGTTCCGTAATACCACGCCTTCTCGACGTAGTTGTAGATCACGTAACTGTCAATCGCGGTGCTATTCTTGGAGCAGTAAAACCACCAAACTTCATTGAACTGCTCGTTTGTGGATGCAAAAACCTGCTGAGATTGGTTTAGGTTGAAATTGTTAAACACAAACTGACGCAGATCGCAGACCAGATTCTGGACGCGACCGTCGTACATATAAAACTTACCGTTACCCATCCAGTACGTCACACCAGCAGCCGTCGCCCATGCGCGGTCACTAAGGATGGAAACGCTGTCGGATAGGATCTGTGAGCCCCAGACAATAGGAGGCCCCAGGTACTGCAGTGAGTACAAGGCTGTGTCGGTCCAAACCAAGAACTCCTGGCGGACCTGGGCTACAGCCTCAATGACAGAGCCGTGAGACAGGCGCAAGCTGCCCGCTTGATTGGTTGCAGAAGGGGTCCAATTGACCGCGCTCTCCTGATCCGACCATCTGATCAGCATTGTGTCTTGCGTGGCAGAGCCGTAGTCATTACAGCCCAGCGCCAAAACAAAACGCGATGTGTCGGACACCACAACCAAGTGCTGCACGGTAGGCACATCAGAGGCACCAGCCAAAGATGTCAGCGCCACGCCACGAGTGCTTAAACCTGCTGTCTGGTCCCAGTAATACAGCGGACCATCCTTAGGCCCAAAGATCAAGTCTTCGCCAAAGTTGTCATTGTTCCAAACACGGATAGACGATGTGCTTGCAAGGCCGTTGCCCCAAGTCCCAAGGCCCCATCCTCCGGCACCCCAGCCAGTCACTGCTGTTTGCAGAACATCACCAACACTTACTTGGTAACTTGCAAGGACAGTAGCGCCACCATAAGAGCCAACAGCAATGTTGGAGCCGGTTGTGATGGTGTATGTGTCGGCGGTCAGAACCGTGACTTGAAACTCTGCATTAAAAATGGTGTCGTAAGTGCCTGTCGCGCCACTGAAAGTTACGAAATCACCCGTGATGCAGCCGTGAGCAACATCAGTCACAGTGACGGTGGTGGTGCCGTTGCCTGTAAACGGATTGTTCAGTGTTGCTGTGCTTCGGATGGGCGTGACATCGTTGTACGTGCCCCCACCAGACAGCGCGATGTAGTACTTCAGGTTTGTGCCAAGCCCTACATAAGCCACGCCTGACAAAGCCGACCACGCCCACAAGGAGCGGCACACACCCAGGAACTGCTCATTGCTGACCTGCTGCCAGCCGCCAATCTTTTCTGGACTTCCTTGACGGAAGCGGATCTTGTCACAGGAGTACCAGCCGCCCTCATTGAAGTAGCGGGTGTTTTCTCTGTTTACACCAGACTTGGCTACAAATTTCTTGAGTGGCATGACTACCCCAAAAACAACGCACGTTCATCCCTGCGCCGCCTGACCAGTCCTGGCAATTCCTTGCCACCACCCTTTGTCCACATCATGAATGCATCAGCGGCATCTTCAAACTCACCGCGATTATTCTTCATCCGGATGGTGCTGCGCTGATAATTTCCCAGGCCTGCGTTGAATGCAAAAGAGACCACAGCGTCAAATGCGCCTTGACGACCAACCAGATTAGGAGACAGTCGAAGAGCACCACGCTCAAAAGACGCGACATCTTCGCTGAAGAGCTCTTCAATCTCATCTTTAGTCCAGGCGCGATTGTCTTCAGGGCGCAGCGGGAACTCTTTGCGGATCATGCCTTGGTAGTCGCCTACACGAACTACAGGCAGTCTGATCTGCTCTTGATACAGAACTCTTCCCCAGCCAACCGTCCAAATTTGGGCCGGGCATAAATATGGCCTGTTCCGATACCCTTCGTACCGGTGCATCAGCGCCGCACCGATGGGGCTCAGTTTCACTTCTTGCTCCCACACTTGTCAAAGTGATAACGGCGCATATTCCCGCCGCCGCCTTCAACCTCGCAATGCGGGCACTTCAATACTTGCCTTTTGCCCTTACACGCCGCACTAAGTTTAGCCCGATAGTCAGGGTCAGCCAGACGCTTTGCTGCCGCCTTGACATAAAGATGTCGTTTGCGCTTGACTCCAGTTGCACCATTGGCGCTTGGTGCCTTGTTGTACAAGTCACTCAACCACATTTCAAGAAATGCAGTCTCCAGTTCTTTTGCCTCTTCAATTGAGTCGGTTTTGCAAATCACCTTAAAGTCAAAACCGCCTACGCCATACGCCTTTGCGTCTTCAGCGTAGCCTTGATAGTGCAAAAACCGACCTGTATTGATGTAGCACTTGTGATGCCGCATTCGCAGTTCAACATTTGTGGAGCTGCCAATGTACGCCCTGCCATTGTGTTTATTGACAACAGCGTACAAACCAATAGTCATTTCTTGCTCCAGCTACGCGATCCAAACCAAAACCCTAGTATACCCCCAAGCATTGCCATCTCGTCATCAGAGAAGATCACCGTAGTGATGCGGATGAGGTCATCCACGTTGTTGATCAACCCCTGCTGATTAAACGCATACCAAGCGATGGCTGCGTTAATGGCGACAAGCTCAAGGATGAAGATGTACGTGACCGTCGGCCTGACGGTGCCCACGTAGCTGGCGACCCACTTGCTGGCCTTCTCCAGCACCTTCTTGTCATGGTCGAGCGCAGCCTCGGTCATCTTGGCCTCAGTCTGCATGGCAATCTGGTCGGTGCGGATCTCTTCCATGCGGGCCTGGGCAGCAAAACCTTGGGCAGCAAGCTGCAACTCCCGCTCGATCTGCACGCGGGCAAGTTCAAGTTCGTGCTTCTGGTCTGCGCGGTTCTGGAAGTAATCAAGCAGCTTCGGCAAGCCGCTGATGAGCAGGCCCCCAAGCGTTGAGAGAAGGGACAGCATGTTTAGCTCCTTGTGGTGATGGTGTCTTCACCCTTGGTGACCGTGACCTTGCCGTCGTTTACATCCACACGCATGGGCTGCTCTGGACGGTCAAGCCTGTCGAGCTTTTCAATCAGGGACTTGATGACCTCAAACTCAGGCTTCTCTTGCTTGGGGTTGGCCCCGGCAATACCGTTAAGCATGGAGATAAGCGCCGTCAACGCAGCACCAAGCAGACCCATTACCGCAGCAATCTTCTCGGATTCAAGCGCCAAGGAGGCCAAGACACCGATCACCACGATGAACGTGATGTAGAACAGCCCCTGCTTGCCGATGGCTTTGCCAGCGACTTCCTTGGCTGTGCTTTGGGCTTCAAGCCTGTTTAACTCGGCACGGGCCTGCTCTTGAAGCAGTTTGATTTCGTCTGCTTGGGTCATGGCAGTGCGTTAATTTGCGCCTGCAAAGCCTGAATTTGAGCAAGCAGTTCTTCTTTGGTCGGGCTAGAAGGTTCAGGCGCAGAAGGCGAGGGAGGGGGTGCTGTCCAGTTGGTGCCATCGAAGGACCAACCAATGCCCGCTCCCTCTGGCAGTGCTACCCAGCCCTGTTCTGCTGCGTATTCGGGAGATGCTAGAACGGCGTTTATGACGATGTCGGACTCAATAATTGCGTAGTTTTTCATAGCGATTTACCAAGAAATTACGATAACTTGACCAGCAGCGCCATTGCCCCCGTTTCCAGACGCAACACTTCCGGTTCCTCCGCCGCCACCTCCACCAGAAGGAAAACCTCCTGCCCCACCCGCTCCAGCCGTGCCGCTATTAGTTCCGCCGCCACCACCCCCACCTGATCCATTAGTTCCCGCAGTACCAGCTACACCAGAAGAGCCGCCAGCACCACCGCCACCCACATAAACAATTGCGCTTGAAGCGCCAGATAATCCACCTGCACCACCTGCTTGGTTTGCAGGGCCACGACCGCCGCTACCTCCACCACCACCGCCAAAAGCAGAACGACCGCCTTCAAAACTAGTAGTCCCATTCCCGCCTTTTGCTCCAGATCCACCTCCAAATACTGACGCAAATGTGTAATCTGGATAAGTACCAGCAGCACCTTGACCCCCTTGTGGAGGGGCTCCAGGGACACCAGGGCTACTTGATATAGAACCTCCCTGACCTCCGGCCAAAGAGATCAAGGAGCCGAAAGATGAAGTGCCCCCAGCAGAACCAACAGAGTTAGTGGTGGTGCCACCTGCCCCACCTGCACCAATAGTGACAGACTCCGTTGACCCTAAGGACGCGGCAGTAAATATTTTTTGAAAATAACCGCCGCCTCCACCACCTCCACCGCCATCTTCGTTATTGGCAGATCGAGCACCGCCACCACCACCACTCCAAACCCCGACCATCACCGTCGTCTTGCCAGATGGCTTGGTCCAAGTGCCGGAAGAAGTAAATACTTGAACATCTGCCCCAGGCGGTGCAGAACTTGTCCAAGCAGTTCCGTTACTGGTCAGCACATTTCCAGACGTACCAACAGATGTAACGCCTGTGCCGCCATTAGCTACAGGCAAAGTACCCGTCACGCCCGTGCTTAACGGGATATTCGTAACGGTATTGCTGGCCCCGCTGATCGTCTTGTTGCTCAGCGTGTTGGTGCTGGTCGCCGTCAGGACGTTACTGGGCGTGATGATGTTGGAAAGGTTTGCCATGTGTTACTCCGGCTGAGTGGGCCACTGAACTTCCCAAGGGAAGCCGGTTTGAGAAGTGATGTCACGCAGTTCTTGACGGTACGCCGCCCATGCGGCTTTGTCCACCGGGGCGTCAATTAACTGAGTCCAGTCGGTCTGATAGAGCTTTTGATTACGAGTAAAGCGCACCTCGGCAGATTTACGCTCATCTTCTAATGTTTTCTCGCTATCGCTCATAGCAACTGTTTCCCATGTTTGACACCAGATTCCGTACTGATTTTTTACAGGAGTAACCTCGATATTTTTTTGATACCGAGCAACGGGTGGCTGGCTACGAAAATCATAAATACCATAGCCAAACGGCTCAATAAATGAGTCCGTTATCACAGTTGGAAATGTCGCATTTGTAAGAACTTGACGCAAATTTTCTTCAACAATTACGTTGCCTTCTGGTACGCCATTATTGAGTTTGATAAAGTGTGTCATTTACACGTTCCCTGTATTAGTTGATGGAAATTGGCGCGTGGTCCCGGGCCAAATGATACGAACTGCGCCGACGTTGCCTAACCCACCGTTCTCGCCGCCCCCGCTCTGCCCACCTCCACCGCCACCACCACCGTATTGCCCGCCATTCGCGCCAGCGCCGATACTTGGACCCGTTCCACCTGAGAAACCACCTGAGCCCCCGCCACCACCGTTACCGCCTGACCCGCCGCCAGAACCGCCGCTGCCAGAACCTAAAAGCCCTATGCCACCGCCACCGCCACCGCCACCGGGAACTCCATTACCGCCCCCACCGCCACCTGAGTCGCCAGCACTACTACTGCCTGATGTGTTAAACGGCCCACCTTGGCCTCCCCCTGCCGTATAGCCGCCCGTGCCGCCACCGCCCCCTGAACCGCCGCCATCACCGTTACCGCCTGCCCCGCCTGCATTAACTCCAGTGCCTACGGTAGTGTTTGGGTTTGCAGGGCCTGAACCTCCGGATGGTGTTCCGCCGCCCCTGCCACCTTTTGCAAGAACAGTGCTGCTATTATTAAAGTAACTAGAACCACCGTAATCGCCCGAGTTGTTCGCCGTTCCTCCAAGTCCATAGATACCAACAACTACGGTATAACTAACCCCTGGGGTAACTGAGTAATTATTTATGTAACTTAAATCCCCACCACCGCCGCCACCACCGCCACCAGAAGACCCACTGCTGCCACCACCTCCCCCGCCGCCTCCACCGACGCAAACAACGGAAACAGAGGTAACACCGGCAGGGCAAACCCAAGAATAAGTCCCGTCACCGGTATAGGCTTGTTGACCTGGGGGCGCGACAAAGCGACCAAGCATCCCAAACCCACGAGCGGAGGCAGCACCCCGAGTTCCGAGCATCGGCATTATGCAAACCTCGTCTGGGCAGCAAAAACGCTGTACGTTGACGCAGCAGTTTTTACTACCGTGTAAGAGTAGATGTCCACGCTCGACGCATTACCCGCTGTAGGCGCTGTACCGCCCTGCCATCTGGTAGTAACTCCTGACGTAGTTCCGTCAACCTGCACTACGTTGTTGTAGTACGCCGTTCCGCCGTTTGTAACCAAAAACACCACCGTGACCGATTGGCCTGTAGCCAACGCCGTGTTCAGCGTAGTTCCTGAAGAGGCTCTCAGGTTGACCGTAAAGTTGGCAGAGGCATTGGTGGTGTAGTACAGCACCGACTGCGTGGTGATGTCGTAGTTGATCGTGCCGGTCGCTGCTGTGGCGCTGATGGTGGCGACTTCTGCTGCATCGTTGAGCACCATTCCCAGCACACTGCTGGAGCCACTGAAGGTCTGGGTGTCCGTGAATGTTTGAGCAAGGCCCAAGACCGCAACCGTGCTGGTTGCGTCAGGCAGCGTCAAAGTTCTGCTTGCCGTCAGAGTTGTGGGCTGCAGGGTTGCACGGAAAGAAGACGATCCGCCCGCACGGCCTGCGAGGATGATGCCGTCTTGGGTTGATGTCGCCGTGCCGAAGGTCTGGCCCGTGGCGTTGTAGAAGGTGTTTGCACCAGTGAAGGCGTTGTTACCCGGCTGGGTTGCAACGTTACCGCCCTGACCACCGACCTGGGCGTACACCTCCCATGTCGTACCGTCGTAAACAAACTGGACACTGACCCCGGTGATGTCACACACGAGGTTTTCAGCCAAACCGCCGATGGTCGATCCGTTTCGCCCAACCGTTAGATTGTTGGTGCCCCATGACGCACCTGCATCAGCAATCACAACCTGAGCGCCAGTGGCTGGTGTGGCGGGCAAAGTGACCGTAAACGCACCACCTGCAGTGCTGGTCAGAACACCCTGCTTGTCAGTTGCCGTGACAGCGGTAGTTGTGAAAATGTAGGTCAGGCCACCAGCAGGCAGCGCAGCAGAAGTCCACGTTGTACCGTTGCTGGTCAGGACGTTCCCGTTGGCTCCAGATGCCGTCAGGCCCGTACCGCCTGATGCTGCGCCAAGTGCAGAGCCCAGCGTCAAAGAACCGAGCGAATTGAGCGTTTCAACTACGTTGGTGCCATCACAGTACAACAGGCGACTTTGCCCCGCAGGGACGGCTATGCCGGACCCCGCTGAGGTCTTGAGCGTCATCGCAAAGCCGCCCGTGGTGTTATTGCGGAAGACATACATCTTGCTCGCAGCAGGGCAGATGACGTTTCTTCCAGCCCCCGGAGTGCCGGTGGCGTTGATAACCATGGCCCGAGCTTCGTCTGTCGTGCCGTTGTTGTTGGTGAGTGTGTAATCAGTTCCGCCAACAGTGATGCTGGCGGTCCCCGCAATCGACGTATCGATCAGGGTCGTGATGCCCGTGTTGACCAAATTGCCCCAGGTTCCGGCGTTTTCGCCGGTTGCAGGGAGGGTCAGTCGCAGACTGGACGTAAAGGTTGATGGCATGGGTTACCTCAGAAGGTCAAAAACTTAGCCCGTATCAATATCAGCCCACTCGGCTGACTCAGGGCTCTCCACATCTTGCCACCCGGCAGACTGATCATCGTCTACATTCTGCCAGCCGTCAAGAGGGGCGGGGGGCGTGGGTTGCCATACCGGCGCTTGTGCAGTTGTTACATTCTGCCACGGCTGGGATGGCGCGGTGGTGACACACTGCCACCCAGGCGCTTGTGTGTCAGTTACTAAGACCCAGGTTGGGGTTTGAGCGGTGGTGGCGCATTGCCATGCAGGGCTCTGGGTATCGTTGATGTGCTGCCACCCAGGCGTCTGCGAGTCTTGGATGTGCTGCCACCCCGGCGTCTGTCCGTCTGGGACAACTTGCCAGTTAGGGTTCTGCGTGTCGTCAATGGTCTGCCAGCGATTCTGGGCAAAGATTGAATCAAACGCCCCACACTGCTCCAGCAGTGTTGCAATGAACAGCTTGCCAGCATCAAACAACTCCATCGCTTGAGCGGCTTCGCTCATGCTGGCTTGCCAGTCAACCTTGGCAACTACGGAGTCTGCGGCTCGTGCAGTCTCACTCACGCTGGCGGGCGTGATGGTCGTGGTCGTGACTGCGTCGGCAGCAGTTACACCTTCACTGACGCTTACATTGAATACGCTGCCAGCAGAAACAACATCGCTGGCTGTTGCTGTCTCCGAAATGTTGGCCGATGAGAGAAGCCCTGATGCAACAGCGTCAGACGCCTGTGCGTTCTCAGAGACTGCCGTGGCGAAGATTTGCTGTGCAGACGCAGCGTCAGAGACGGCAGCAGCTTCGTTTACGGCTGGATTGAACGTGCTGGCCGCGACAGCGAAGGCATCAGAGGCTTGTGCTGCCTCTGATACAGCCCCGAAGAACACAGGTGATGCAGAGACCGCGTCCGAAGCGCTCGCAGCAGTGTCGTTTAAACCGCCCCAAGGATCCTCACCCCAGGCTCCGGAACCCCAGCCTTGAGTGCCAATAAATGCGTTGAACGTGCTTGCGGCAACAGATACGGAGTCAGCCGCTGTGGCCGTTTCAGCTACGTTGGTTACAAAACGCTGCCCTGCTGATGTGCTATCAGCAGCCGTGGCACTCTCTGTGACCGCTGTGGCAAAGACTTGTTGTGTTGAAACCGCGTCAGATGCGGTTGCGGTTTCAGAAGTTGTTGAGGTAGGTGCCTGGGCCGCTGAAACGGTATCAGATGCCCTAGCCGTTTCAGAAACAGCCGATGTAAACGCTTGAGACGCCTGCGTTTGGTCTGCCGCAGTTGCCGTCTCAGATACAGCCGCTACGAACGATTGGGTGGCAACAACGCTATCCGCCGCAGTGGCCGTCTCTGTTACTGACGTTGCAAATACTTGGCGGGCTGCTACGGAGTCTGTTGCGGTGGCAGTTTCGGCAACCAGACCATTAAACGTGCTGGCAGCGACCGCGAAAGCATCAGAGGCTTGTGCCGTTTCAGATGCAAACGCATTGAATGCGGGGGACGCAGAAACTACATCCAGTGCAGTTGCGGCGGTGTCGTTTAAGCCGCCCCACGGGTCTTCACCCCAAGCCCCCGAGCCCCAGCCAGAAGTTCCGATGTAGGCGTTGAAGACGCTAGACGCTACAGATACGGAGTCAGATGCGCGAGCCGTCTCTGAAGTATTAGCAGCGAATACTTGCCCTGCGGAGACAGAGTCCGATGCAGAAGCTGTCTCTGATACTGCTGTAGCAAACGTCTGTATGGTTGATACAGAGTCGGACGCCCTGGCTGTCTCTGATACTGCTGTGTTAAACGCTTGCGCAGAACTGACTGCATCAGAGGTTCTGGCTGTTTCAGATACAGAAGCCCCAAAACTTTGGGATGCGGCAACTGCGTCAGATGCTCTGGCTGTTTCAGATGTAGCGGCAACAAATGCTTGAGAAGCTGCAGTACTGTCAGATACGTTTGCGGTCTCACTAACGGCGGTAACAAACGTCTGGCTAACCGCAACAGAATCAGACGCCCTAGCTGTTTCAGATACTGCGGTGTTAAATGTGCTTGCAGCAACAGCAAATGCGTCAGATGCTCTAACCGTCTCCGATACAGAACCAAAGAATGCAGGCGATGCAGAAACGGCGTCTGAGATACTTGCTGCCGTATCATTTAAGCCGCCCCAAGGGTCTCCACCCCAGGCACCAGAACCCCAACCAGAAGTGCCGATATAGGCGTTAAACGTGCTGGCGGCTACAGATACCGCATCGGATGCACGCGCAGTCTCGGATGCACTTGTACTGAATGACTGCCCTGCCGCTACTGCGTCTGACGCATTGGCCGTTTCCGAAACTGCCGTTGCAAATACCTGCCGCGCAGCCACAGCATCTAGTGCTGTAGCGGTCTCAGAAATTGCTGTGGCAAATGTTTGAGCAGCGGAGCTTGTATCTGATGCGCGGGCAGTCTCAGATATAGAGACACCAAATCCTTGCGCCGATGAAGTGGCGTCAGAGGCTGTGGCAGTTTCAGATGCAGAGTTACTAAATGTTTGCGCAGCACTAACACTGTCAAATGCAGTTGCCGTCTCACTTTCAGACGATGCAAATGTTTGTCTAGCAGTTACTGCATCTAGTGCTGTGGACGTTTCCGAAACTGCCGTTGCAAATGTCTGACGCGCAACTACGGAATCAGAAGCGTTTGCCGTCTCTGATACAGACGAGACAAACGTCTGCGTTGTGCTAACACTGTCAGATGCTCTGGCAGTTTCTGAAACTGCGGAGGTAAAGCCCTGCCTAGCAACTACGGAGTCAGATGCGTTTGCCGTTTCTGATACGGTGCTTCTGGCTGTCTGTGCCGCACTAATGCTGTCAGAAGCGTTGGCTGTCTCGCTAACTGACGTAACAAAGGTTTGCCTCGCTACAACCGTGTCAGACGCTGATGCCGTCTCAGAGATGGCTGGATTAAACGTGCTGGCTGCGACGGATACCGAGTCTGACGCCCTGGCAGTCTCAGAGACAGCGCCGTTGGCAACAGGCGAAGCAACAACCGAGTCAGAGATAGACGCGGCTGTGTCGTTCAAACCCCCCCAAGGATCTCCGCCCCAAGCTCCAGAACCCCAGCCAGACGTTCCTATGTAGGCTTGGAATATCTGCCTTGCAGTTGAAGCATCCGACGCTGTGGTGGTCTCTGAGACCGACGAACCGAAGGCGGTGCGCGATGAAGTAGCGTCTGCTGCAGTAGCGGACTCAGAAACCGTTGGCCTGAATGTGCTGGCGGCGACCGATACGGAGTCCGAAGCGGTGCTTGTCTCGGCAACCGTTGGGACTAGTATTTCTCTGGCAGTTACAGAGTCAGCCGCCGTTGCTGTCTCTGACAGAGTCGGTCTAAACGTGCTGCCTGCGACTGATACGGAGTCACTGGCTCTGGCCGTTTCTGATACAGAGGGCCTGAAGGTGCTGGACGCGACTACCGTTGCATCTGCCGCCGCTGCAGTCTCAGAGACTGTTGGGCGTAGTGTCTCGGTGGCGGAGACCGTGTCCGCTGCAGTGGCCGTTTCTGCGACTGACGGCCTAACAACTAAGGCTGAAGACGCTGTATCCGATGCCCTTGCCGTCTCAGCAATAGACGGTCTGAACGTGCTGGCGGCTACAGAGACAGCATCAGATGCGTTTGCTGTCTCAGATTCAGTTCTCGCGTATTTTGGTGTAGCCGAAATCGAGTCTGCTGCGGTGGCAGACTCAGAAACAGACGCGGGTACTGCAAAAACCGCTGACGTTGCATCAGCGGCTGTGGCCGTCTCAGAGACGGCGCGGGGGGAAACTAATCTTGCAGAAGCGGAATCAGCGGCAGTTGCGGATTCAGACGAGGCTCCATCATAGAGCCCCATCCCCCATGCAACTTGACCCCAGGAGCCTGAGCCCCATCCGCCATTCGACATTCATTAAGCCCCCGCAGGCTCCAACTCTTCTTCGCGAAACCAACGCTGTTGGGTTTCACCCTCTAGATCCACCCACTCCAGCAAGTAGGAGATGTCGCCATCCTCGCTCATGCGCAAGGCCAGCACAGGCCCAGTTGGGATAACCGCTTTGACCTTGAGGGTGTCACCTTTTCTGTACGCCATGACTTACTACTCCTTAAACAGCATCAAGGTTGAACGTGTAGGTGACGTTTAGCGTGTCACCAGAGGCAACTGAACGATCCCCAGGCGACTGGAAGTCAGACGCCGAAAACAGGATGCCAGTAGTTCCGCTCTTGGTGCTATTGCTAATTAGGAAAGCCCCACCCACCGTCGCCGTGGCGTTGATGGAGAACGCGGCAGGGGAGCCAGAGTTGCTGATCACAGACGGGTCAGCGGTAGTCGCGGTTCCAAAAGTTGCCGCAGGGCGAGTGGCATTGCTGTAAGGCACCACCTCAGTCCAGCCAGCGTGCGAAGCGGCGGTGTCACCCGCTGCGGGTGTGTTGGATGCACCAGCGCCATACAGGCCAATGAACCACGTAGCGGTATAAGTACTGCCACTGAAGTACTTGGCGTTCATGTCTTGCAAGCCGACGTTCACCACAAGGTTCGGGCACTCGGCGGTCCACTTGACGTTACCGTCCGGGCCAATGCATTCCATGCGGTATACACCGCCAGCCTTTGCGCCATCGATGGACTCTTTGACGGAAGCCAAAGCAGAAGCAACGAGGTCTTGAGATTTTGCGTTTTCACTTGCCATGATCAGTCCTTAGCTAAATCGAAGGAGCGCGGTTGTCGCGGTTGCGACCGGAAGCTGGACCGTGAAGTTGGGCCCAGCGGTTTTGTCAGCACCGAAGTCTAAGACAGCTATTGCTTTATCAGACTTGGAGAAGTTGTAAATCAAACCACCACGGGTGACAAAACTTACCCCAGCCCATGTTGGGTTATCAAAGGTTGCATATGCCGTCGTGCCACTGAGCAGCACTTGGACATTTGTCAGCACTATGCCGCCCGCCGTGTACCCTGTGCCCACAACTTCTTGCGTTGTGGTGTAAACAGTCGTTGCAGCACCAAGATCAGCAAGGCTGGTGTACAGGGCCAGCTTAAGCGTGTCGGTGTCCAAGTCATGGACGCCCTGCCATGATTCCTGCTTAAACGATGAACACAGTGTTTGGAAGAGTGCCATCTCAAAGCACCTGCGTTCTGAGTTGGCCGCTGCGGTATGCGTCTTGACGGTTCTTGCCGTCGCCCAGGTTCTTCAGCAGCGTCAGGGACTGGACGTACTGCTTGTCCATCTCAGCCACGAGATCCACCTCTTGCTTCATGAACCGCGCTGCTTCGACCATGACGGCATTGAACAGCACTGAGTCAAAGTTGTCGCCCAACCAAGACGTACCGGCAGTCACGATGCTCTGCGGGTAGTAGAAGTAGTGCAGTTCTGCGGTCAGTCCTGCGTTCGGCGTGGGGCCGAGAATGAGCGTCAGGTCCGTGATGTTCGACGAGTCAGGACCAAACAAAGCGTAGTACTTGGGCGTCCCGGTCGTTGTCGGGTTTGGAAACGATGAGCGAATAAAGTTGACATCCTTGTTCAACAAGTATTCGTAGTTACCCAAAGCATCAATGACCGCGAGGCTGAAGACGGACAGGAAGTCCACTGGGGCGGCGAGGTACTGATTGCCTGCCGTCAGAGTGCCTGTGACGTTCTTGCGAAGTGCAGGAAGCTGCACCGAGTTGTAGATGCGCTGCTCAGCCAACTCCGTCATCGTGGCGAAGTCGGTTGCCGAGAACGTGTTCTCGGTGTAGTCCTCAACAGCGGTCTTCAACTCGGTGTAGTTCATGCCATCGGACCCCTAGCCATCGTGCCCTTGGTGGCAGCGCCAGTCCCACGGATCTTGATGCCCGAGGTTTTGGCAGCAGAAGGCTTGCCCATAGCGATGTTGCCCACCACCATGCAGATCTCGTCCTTGAGGGTTTCGATCTCTTGAGGTTGCCCCGGCTTAGCGGGGGCGAGCTTCTTGGTCGGCAGCATGGTGTCAGCCCGTCTTCTGGTTCATGGCGCGGGACATATTCTTGCCCAGGCGCATGCGGTCCTCAGAGGTGGGACCACCCTTTTTGAAGGCTTTCCCGCCCTTGGCGAGCTTGGTCATCGGCTTGCCGGGGTGCATTGCACGTTCGTGCTTGTGAACATCTTTCATCATCGCTCCTTAAGCGGTAGATACCGCGACTGTACCAACATATCCCACGCCAACCAAGCTATTCGGTGTCAAGGGTGCATCAAACCCACTAGATCCGCCTATTGGAGCCCAACCCCACTCAATTACACGGCTGCCCTCTCCAGGGAAACCGTCTTGCAGCACACCTGTACCGGGCGTGGGATCAACCTGAAGACCTGTATTACCTGATGCAAACCAAGTGTTTGTGTCTGGGCGTGGATCTCTGATTGCTTGTGGGTCACTAACCGGATACATCCCAAGCTGCAACTGCGGCTGATCCGGAGTCCAGCACTGAGGGCAGGCCTTGATCTGAGTCTGCTTGGTCTTTACCGTGAGGTTCTTGAGCTTCTTCAGGTCAAAACGAAAACCGCAAAGATCACAGAACCCGAAGGCCTTGGCACCATTTGCGAAGCGGTTTGACATAGTTTAGGGAGTTTATCTTGCGACGATAAACTGGCTAATTAACTGATAAACATCTCTCTTGGGACCAGCCGAATGGCTGCCTTCTCACGGTCCTCGGAACTAGCCAGATCCCAATCTTGGTCGTACTGCGCCTTTAGCACTTGCATACGCTCCATCGCACCAGGGATCTTCATGGACAGGTAGTACGCAAGCCCGGAGACCAACGCATTGAGGAAACGGAACGGGATGTCTTGCGTGTACACACCACCAGCCCCAGCGTCTTGAATCCGGCGCAGTCGCCAGTAGACGAACGTGTAGGTCTGCGAGTTGTCTGGCGTGGGCCAAACAGTGATGGTTGGAGCAGGCTGCTGGCGGTTGATCCACACCTGAATCGGCCTTGCCTGCTGCAGTTTGTTCGGGATGGACGAGTAGGTGGAAACACTGATGCGCGTGATGGTCAGGTCCGTCTGCGTGGAGACGTTACCCGCGCCCGTACGGATCACATGCTCAATCAGGTCTACCGTGTCAGAGGGGAGCGTGTATGTGGCTGTGCCAGGAGTCAGGACTTGTTGGCCCTGCTCAATGGTCCACATATTGATGCCACGGTTCGCCCAGTCTGCGAACAGCAGGTTCAGGGATCGACGGGCGGTCTTCAGGTCGTAGCCCGTGCGCAACTCAGCACCACAACGCTCAAAGGCTTCTTCAACAGCTTCGTTGAGGTCGAGATTAAACGTAGTGGTGCCGGAGGTTGCCATGATTTACTTTGCTGTCAACGCGGAACGCTTGAAGGCTTTGGCAGTAGGAGCGCCGGGAGAACCCGGTTTACGCATCTTTTCACCTGATCCAGCGGCAATGCGTTTACGCTTTGCGTAGATGTTTTCGTAGAGACCGCCAGAGGCATACTCGGTGAAATCCGTGTTGTCGCGGCGGGCATGACGCTTTCCATCTTGGAGGAAGTCCGTATTGTCACGACGCTTCTTAAGTTCCGGGCGGATAGCACCCATACCACGACTTTGGCGCATGTTTACACCATCCTGCCTTTAGTTTTGCCGCGCATTTCACAGCCGCCACCACGTACTTGTCCACCTTTGGCATAGCCAACCCGGCCACCACGAGCGCGGAGTTCGTAGTCCGTGTCCTCATCCCGTGTGCGAGAGCGAGGAGACTTCTTCTTGGGCGTGGCTTGCATGATGGGCTTGTTAGCCTCCATAGCTTCAGCACGGCCCTTGGCAATGGCAGGAGACGGCGTCTCGGAACCAATCCGACGGCGAGTCACATTAGCTTTTGCAGGAGGCAACTGCTTCGGGCTATCGCCACCCTTGACCGGCGTACCAGACTTCGGGCCTTCAAGCCTGTCCATCTTGTTTACACCAACCCGCTCAGCGGGCGTGACATTGCGACGGCCAGAAGCGCCCAAGAACGTCACAGGAGTTTCGGTGGTTGCCAATGCGCGGCCAGTTGGCTTAGCGGCTTGTGCGCCACGGGCAGCCATACGCAGACCTGACAACCCAGAAACACCACCGAGCGTGTTCAGGATGTTGCGCTCTGTGTCGCTCATGCTCCGGCTGCCATCAGAAGGCGGAGCAGTGTAGGAGCCAGCCCCTGGGATCTGACCGGCAGGCGCTGCATCCATACGGGCAGCAGGACGCGCAGGAGCAGCCTTGGCAGCAGCCTTTGGGGCTGCAGCTTGCTTGTTTACAAAGCGCTTTGCCCGCTCGTAAACATCTTGGTCAAAGCTGCCCTTCTCTTCACCCGAAGCAAGAGCATCAAGCGCCGAATAGCGCTTGGGCATGGCCTTGTCTTCAAAGTCCTCAAGATCACGGGGCTTGGCCTTGGGAAGAGCTTTGTCTTCAAAGTCTTCCATGCCGCCTTCGGCAAATTTACGTACACGGCGCTTCATACGATCCTGCCTTTCGTCTTCCCACGCTTGGCGCATCCATCGATAGATCCGCCTTTTGCATAACCTTTGACGTTACCGCCCTTTTTGTAATCATCGCTCATACGCGGAGTGCGAGTTTCAAAAAACTCATCTTCTCTGGGCTGCCGATAACGCAAACGTCCCGACATTT